GCATCCGGATCCATCGAGCGCGAAGCTGTACCGAATCGAGAAGAAAAGCGGCGGGTGGAGCGGCTACCGTACCGACCGCCCGGTCGATCCGTCTAGGACGGAGGACCTCCAGGAGGCGCTCGACGGCGCCGGCGAGTGGATGGCCGCGAACCCGATTCGAGACGTCGACGAGGGGGACGATGACTGAGAACGACCTCGACGTGTTCGTTCGTCGAGACTGGAAGCAGCACGTCGAGGCCCATCGGCGGACGATCTACGAGCGGGCGGTCGTCGACGGCGAGGAGATCGGGCCGGGGGACGTCCTCGCGACCGGTCGGGACTACGTCGACCCGGCGATCGCGGACTCGGTTCACGTCTTCGAGGTGGAGTCGATCGTCTACTCGGCCGACCGCTACAAGATCCGGCCGGCATCGGGCGGCTACCAACTCCTGGAGGAGCTCGTGGAGCTCCCCGAGTGGGTTCCGGACGACCTCCTCAAGGGGCGAGGCCTCCCCGCGGACGTCGTCCGGTACGTCGACGGCGCGGTCGAGGTTCGCTGACGGCTCCTCGCCCGCCACCTTATCAAACATAGGGGGAGCATAACCCCGTTCGATGTTTGATAAGGTCGCCCCCGAACCGGCCGCCGACGCTGCTCGCCACTCCATCCCATAGATATCGGTTCTGACAATACTCTTATCAGTGAACGCCCGGTAATCTTCCAGTAACGCGCTCCCACGCAAGGAGGAGAGTTACCCCAGATGCTGAAAAACACACCCCGAGAATCCGTATACTGCTAAAAGTCACTACGGAGGGGTACGCGGAGCAACCTTCTCAGCTACGCATATGTCAACAAACCCAGAGTCAAACGAGCAAGGAACGCTCTTGGAATGTAAGTACCCGGACTGCGATGAGTTCGGTCGGGTCTGGGAGTTCCAGGAGAAGTACTGTTCAAACCGATGTAACGTCCGCCACGATGGCAGGGAGGCCCTGGCGAGCCTGATGTACGATCACTGCCGCTGCTTCACCTGCTTTCGCGAACTGAAGACGCTGAACCCGCCGAAGCCTGAGTTTGAGTTCGACGAGGACGGCTACGGCTGGACGATGGAAGACGGCGAACCGACACTCGAACGCTACTCGCAAGAGGTCACCCGGACGGCCGCGGTCGGGTTCCAGTTCCTCACGCAGTACGCGACGAAAGGCGAGAAGCAGATCGCCAACCACGTCGGGTGGGGGACGATCTGCGATCACTGCGGCAACACGAATCACACCGTCCACGACCCGACGCTGACGGATCACGAGGATATCGACCGGCTCGTCCAGCTGCTCCTCGCTGACGACGACGTCGACATCGATCCCGGGGCGGTTCACCGAGAGTACGAGGCCACCGGCGACATCGACCTGGCGGTCGGCCGCGCACTCCAGTAACGGCCTGGCGAGGCTCCCCCAGACGAGGTTTTCATGTCCACCGATTCACAGTCCACTGACGTTCCCCGAGAGCCATCCGCGTACCGACCGACGCTGCACTTCAAAAGCCGGTTCGAGGATGCGTTCGACGAGTTCGACCGACACCTCGACGGCGAGATCATCCGTCGGTGCATCACCGAGGGGGAGCACACCCGGCAGGACGACAGTACGAGCCTGTTCGAGGAGACGATCGCCGGCGTCACGTACCGGATCGTGGTCAACCCGAAGAATCGGACCTGCGTGAGTGGATTCCCGACAGACATCAATCGGGAAACGGCTCTTGATTCTGGCCGTTGGAGTAGAAGTCAGCTCGGGGATATCGAAGAGTTCCTCGAGGCAAAGCCCGCCCCCCGCCAGCGATAGTGTTCGCCCTCCAGAGCTCCCGATGACCCCCTCGCGAGTCTTTCGCGAGTCATTTGGGCGAGGGACCTTGGTTCGTGCGTTCAACATGTCACACGCTCTGGCCTCTGCGAGCCTCGGGAACGTAATGGAACCGGGCTGCTGCGACAGTCCGGGCGCCGGCCAAGCGCAGCCGCTGATCGAGGTGACTCCACGGGCAACGTGGAACCTCCTGACTCGGCGGGTTAAACTCCCGGCCGGCACTCATACCCCTACCGCTTCCCGTTCACATCCTGCCCGGGTCGTTCGAGGCCATGAACACCGACGTCGCACGGCGTCGGCGCTCAGTGGTTCAAATCCACTCCCGGGCATCGACCAATCCCTTGGTAATCATGAATGAAAGCAAAGAAGAGAGCACGTGCGTTGGCCGGCTTCGCGGCGGTGGTGACACTGCTCGCGTTGATCGTGGCCGACACGATACACCCAGAGATCGCCCTGGGCACCGAGGACAAGGTGATCCTCATCACCCTGATCGGAGCCCTGTTAGGTATCGATCGGCTGATCGAGAAGCTGCCGTTTCTCGAAAAGTTCCAGGACGGCTTCAACGTCGAGATCTCGCCGGCCAGCAAGGAGGACGAACAGGACGATGATTGATACTGCCTTCGCCGACATCGTCGGCATGATCGCCGGTGGCGTCTGGCTCACTGGAGCGATCTACTTCCAGATGATACGCGAGGGCGACGTCCACCCTGCGTGGATTTCGATGCTGTTCCTCGTTGGGACCGCGCTGATGATGTCGTCCTCGGCCATCGCCCTCGCCGATCGAAGCGAGGTCATCGGCCTGTTCGGCATCCTCGCGAACGTGCTGTTCCTGCTACTCGGCATCGGCGTCTGGTACATGCTCGAGTGGCACGTTTGCACGCAGGAGAAAAAGCAGGTCCCCGACGCGGACTCCGACGCCGGAGTCCAGGGCGGGAGCTGAACGCAGCGGCTGATACCAGCGGCCGCTGCTCGATTACCAAGGGATCGGGCATCACGAGGCGTCCACCATGCAACTCGAAGAACTACCAACCCCAGAACGGGAGGAGGCCGTCGACCCGGAAGAACTCCAGGTGGATGGCGCAAATCCCAACGAACAGTCGGAGGAGATTTTCGGACTCCTCTGCGAGAACATGCAGACGAAGGGCTGGATCGGGAACGCGATCGTCGCGAACACCGGGGACCTTCCCGGGTACGACGGCGACGCGGAGGGCCTGATCGCCGATGGCGAGCATCGATGGCGCGCCGCCAAGGAGATCGACCTCCAGGAGGTCCCGGTCAAGTTCTACGACTTCGAGGACGACGCGGAACGTCGGCTCTGGCGACAGGAGCTCAACAAGATCTCCGGCGAGCACGACACCACCCGCGACGCCCTCGAGTACGACTACCTCCTCAACAACGGCAAGACCGAGGAGATCTCGGCGCTGGCCGAGGCCCGAGGCGAGGACATCGACGCGCTACTCGCGGAGATCCGCCAGGACTCCCGCGCCGGCGTCGGCTACGAGTACGACGTCGACCACCAGGTGTACTTCGAGGACTGCATCGAGGGCATGTCCCAACGCCTGGAAGGTGACTCGGTCGACCTCGCCCTGACGGATCCACCGTACGGTATCGACATCGACCTGAGCGAGACGCTCGGCTCGCGGTCGGTCCAACACAGTGGCACCGTCGCGAACGATGACCTCGACGGCGCGCTCTCGGTCTTCCGCGACGCGGCGAAGGAGCTCCGACGCGTCCTGAAACCAGACGGACACGCCTACGTGTTCGCCAGTTGGAAGACGTACGACCTCTTCCGCGACATCCTCGTCGACGAAGAGTTCACCGTCCGCAACTGCATCGTCTGGTGTAAGACCGTCCCGAACAACCAGCCGAACTTCGGGACCGGCGGGACGAACTGGGGCCTCCAGCACGAGTTCATCATCTACGCCACCCTCGACTCGCCGCGCCCACTGGAGCACACTCGACCGGACATCATCGTCCACAAGCACTCCACCTCCGGCAACGAGCACCCGACGCAGAAGCCGGTCGGCCTCCTCGAGGAGCTGATCGAGCAGAGCACCGACGCCGGCGACGTCGTCCTGGACCCCTTCGCGGGGAGCGGGTCGACCGCAGTCGCCGCCGTCCGGGCCGACCGCGAGTGCATCGGCTTCGAGCTCGAAGGCGACGTCTACCAGGAGGTCGTCGACCGGCGCATCAGCGAGGCGGTGCGCGCGAAGGAGGCGGTCGAGGACGGCGACGCCGAGAATGGCGACGCCGGTGATAATGAGTGATGATATCGAGTACGGCGCGATCGACGTTCCCGAGGGAAAACACCCGACGGAGTACTCGTACGTCGAGCGCCGTGCCGAGATCCTATCGCTCATCGAACGAGCCGGGCATCCCCGGGCGATCACCCAGACCGAACTCGCGAAGCGATACGACACCTCGCAGTCCAACATCTCGAAGGACTTCGACCGCTTACGCGAGTACATCCACGACCGCGTCGGCGATGACGCGAAGGTGGTCTCCCAGCTCGTCTACAACCGCGCCATCCAGGACCTCCTCGACGAGGGGGATCCCTACAAGGCGGCGAAGGTAGTCCAGATGCGCGACGAGTGGCTCTTCGACCTGGGCGAACTCGAACGCCAGCCCCAAGCCGTCGACGTCGACGGCGAGCTCGCGATCGACAACAACCTCGAACTCAGCGACTCCGACCAGGAGATGGCCCGGGAACTCCTCCGGGAACGCCACCGGCAGGCCGCCGAGAACGAGGACGACATCGACGCCGACGCCAGCGAGTAACAACTCGCACCTTCCCGATCCCTACCGACCCCCCGCTTTCCATACACCAACTGATACATGGGATACGACTACGAGTGTGACGTCCAGATCGAGGGCGTCTGTGACATCGGCGGTGACGTCCCCGCGCTCGCCGCCCAGTTCCGCGAAGCCACCTGGCTGAACGACGAGTTCGGCGGCCTCATGCAAGACCGGGGCTACTCCCTCCACGACACCATCACCGTCT